AATATATATTGTATTTCCGCAGAAGAATAAAATAAATCTTTTTCTTCTAAATATGGATATACTAAAATATTTAAAATATCTTTTTCAGAAGTTTTATCTTTCTTTTCTTTAAAAATTTTAACAAATTCTTTTTTAGCTTTTGCTTTCCATGGTAGAATGTGAATTATCTTATTAGGGCCTAATTTTAATTCTATGCCCGTTTCATCTTTTTCTAATTTTGCTTCATGAGCTTTATTAGTATTTAGTATTACTGCCATGATTGTTCTTCAATCAATTCGATTCAAACTGAATAAAATCTTTAAGAATATTTATCTTTCTTTCAATTCTATCCATTTTTGATTCGTTATTTTCATTAACTAATGCTAATGTTAATTTTCTAATTCTTTTAATTGCTTTTTTAATTGTCATTGTTTAATCCTTTTATATTGTTAATTATCATTAATCAAAATCCAAATAAGATTTAGACTTCTGAGGACCTACTTGCTCCGTCATCTCTAATTTTTAAGTATATTCTGCATTGCTTGCCACGATTCCTCCTATATCGTATTATATTAAAAATACCTTAAATAAAAATTAAAATCGATCGGCTATTCCATCAATAATATCAATATCAAAGAAATCTCCACCAAAATCATTAAGGCTATTTGAAGTAAATACGGAAGCAGTAAAACTCACAGTAAATTCTTGAATGTTGGATTCTGAATTATTAAAAGTCATGCCTGAAATATTAGTTATTATTGCTTCTGTAGAAAATAATAAAACTCTTTTTTCTTCACTGCTATTTAAATGGTATATATTTATTTTAGTAGAAATTTGATCAAAATATAATTTTTGCTGTAATGCAAATTTAGTTTGAAAATATTTACTCAAATCAGCATGACCTATATCTCTAAAAGAAATAGTAAATCTAAGAGCATTATTTATTCTAGAAGATAATTTTCTAATACCACCTAAAATAGATTCTCCTTCACCTGCAGAAAATTCCGGCATAGAAAAAGATATAACGCTCATATTCCATATGTCTTGAGTTATTTTATTAGTATCATTATCTATTTCTATCTCAAACTCATCAGAAAGAATCCAATTAGCTTCATAAATACTTTGCACAATTTCTTCAACTTTCATTTTCTTCCTTTAAATATTTATAAATATTTAAAAAATGCGGAGTATTTATGTCTAATGCTATAAAAGATTTACTTTTTGATGCCGGTGGAAATTTATCTAGACCTGCAAATTTTTCCATTGAAATAACGTTTCCGTCAAATTTAAATAATCAAAAAAATCCTATTCAATACGACATATTATGTAAGAATATCTCAATTCCAGAAATAACAACTAAAAATGTAGAATTGACATATAAAGGATCTACAATACCTATTTTAACTAGGGTAGATTATAATAGGACTCTAAGTGTTACTCTCTTAGTAGACGAAAATCATAAAATATTAAGGGATATTATTACCTGGCAAAAGGGATTAGATAAAAATACATTAAAGCCAAATTTAGATATAGAAACAATGTTTAGTGATTCTAAAAATGAATTATTGGGTTCATTAAATTTAGTAGCAAAAGACTGGAAAGATAATGAAATAGCCAGATATAGTTTTAGTGAAATATATCCATCAAAGTTAGGATCTATTGAATATAATTCAAGCAGCGTCTCTGGTTTCTTAGAATTGCAAGTAGATTTTTCTTTTTTAGTTATGAATAAAGAAGAAGGTTTTGAAGCTATGAATGTAGGTTTGGCGCAAAAAGTACTAGATACAACTCTTACGTATTTAGATAATAAAGCTCTTTCTTTAGCTAATTCTTTATTTAAAGAATCATCTTTTTTAGATGATAGTTTATCTAACGTTAATAAAGCTAAAGAAACTATTCTCAATAATTACGAATCTTTTCTAAATCCTAAAGGTATATAATGTCTGATAAAATAAATTCATTAATAAATAACATAAAAAGCGGAGCCAGATCTAATAAATATAGAATATTGATTCCAACAGCCGAAATATCATCTAGTCTAGATGTTATGTGTCATGCTACGTCTTTACCCGGAAGAGTAATAACTCCTGTAGATGTCATAATAAAAGGTAAAAAGACTCAAATAATAGGAGAAACGTCACTCTCAGGATCATGGAGTGTTACGTTCTATAATGATTCTAATATGGTAGCTAGAAAATATTTTACTCAATGGATGGAAGATATGCATTCATTATCTGTAAAATCTCCCGGCTTAAATAGCTTAAATAACTTAAATTCTTTAGTAGGTACAATAACTAATGAAATTAATTCTCTTAAAGACGCCGTTAAAGAAGTAAAAGCTCTAACAAAAGATCCATTGCAGGCTTTAGTAGGTACTAAAAGTCCTGACTATCAAAAAGATATTAAAATTCAACAATTAGGAAATCAAGAAAATATACTAATGTCAGCTATTATTACTGGTGCTTTCCCAATAAATGTAGAAGATATTTCGCTAGATGATAGCACTTCTGAAATATCATCTACTCAAGTTACGTTCGCTTTTTCTGATATAATAATAGGAGATGATATAGAACAAAGTGCTTTACAAAATTTATTAGGTGATAACTTAGGTGGATTGATATCTTAAGCTTTTTTATAAATAAATTAAAATAAAGGAACAACCCTTATGGCTACAATTAGAGAACTTTCAACAGCTTTAGGAGCAGGAGCAAGAGCAAATAAATATAGAGTTACTTTTTCTTTTCCCTCATCAGTAACAGGATCTACTCCACTTGATCAAGTAGATGTATTAGCTAAAAGCGCTACAGCACCAGCAAAAGAAATAGGACAAATAGAGGTATTTAATCAAGGAAGAAAATTAATAATTCCTGGAGATACTACTTTTGATAATGCTTGGACTGTAAGCTTTTACCTACAAGAAAACCATTCATTTAGAGTAGACATGATTAAATGGGCTGATGCATGTGATAATTTCCAAAAGAATGAACACTTTGGAAATCCTTCCGCTATATTTGCTGATTTAAGAGTAGAACAATTAGATTCCGCAGGCAATCCTACAGTTACTTATACTTTACATAATTGCTTTCCTCAGAGTTTAGGAGAAGTATCTTACGGTGATGATTCTTCTGATACTATAGCTGAATTTGATATGACTTTTGCTTATAGCGATTGGGTAATAGGAAAATCAGAACTATCTGGATATGATGTTAAAAAATCTACGGAAAATGATAACGCTTTATAAGTTTTATAAATATTTTAGCAATAGTGAGTAGTGATAGGCTTCAAGATGCTGTTAAATGTGAAGAGCTTTAACCTTGAAAAAGTATCGAGAATTATACTTCTCTATTGACTAAAATTAAGGAAATAAAATGGCATTTTTAAGCCCCGGCGTCTATATAAACGAGATAGACAATTCCGCAATAGTTCCGAGTGTTTCTACTTCAGTAGCTTTTTTTGCTGGAAATTTTAATAAAGGTGTTTTAGAACAACCTTTTTTAATTACTAATAAAAAAGATTTAGAATATTACTTTGGAAAACCTACTAATGACAATTACAATGAATGGTTTCAATGTTATAAATTTTTAGATTACGCTGATAAATTAGTAATTTCAAGAATTTATTCAGAAAATGGAACTAAACTCTTAACTGACATAACAATACCAGGTAACCATACTGTTGGTGATAGATTGGTAAATGGATTATCTTCTGTAGATAAGATATATAAAAAATCTATCATAACTTTTGAAGGTCAGGAAAATCAATCAAGATATAAAGTAAAAAATATAGATTTTGATACTACTACACAAACATATGCTATATCTTTTGTTAGAATTAATAAAGATACTGGAGCTGAACTTGATGAAGGTTTAGAATATGAGATTCTTCCAGAAAGTAAAATCATAGTATATGAAAAACATCAAAATGATGGTGTATATGCTTATAGAGATATTACCAATCCTGCAGTAGTAAAAGAACCTAAAATAAATCAAGAATATGAGCTAATTAAAAACCACAATGATTTTGAATATTCTAATGAATTTTACGGATTTGAAGATGAAGTTAAATTAAGATTCTTTTCTAAAACCGCTGAAAAATCAGGAATAGAAATATCTATTGTAAATTCTTTCGATTTTATGGATCAAATAGTAGAATATGAAACTATAAGTTCCGATTGTGAAGCTTTTGAAAATGTATCAGCATTAGATATTTTTGATTATCCTCCAGTAGGTGAAGATGAAGTAGGCATAATAATTAGAAAAAATGATACTTATGAAGTCTTTGTAGTATCTTTTAATCAAGAATCTATTGATGGTAATGGTAAATCTAAATACGTAGAAACTGTTATTAATGAAAATTCTAAATTAGTTTATGTTACTGATAATAAATCTTTAGGAAAAATAGATATTGAAGTATATTCTAAACCTAATCAAATTACAGGAGAAATAACTACAAGTTCATATAAGTCTTATATTTATTCTGCTGTATATAGAGATTCTCAGGGATTTACTTTAGGCGATGATTTTACTCTTCCAAATACTAACTTCGTTCAAGGTCCATTACAATTATGGGGTGGTGAAGTTCCATCAGTGAAAGATTCAGATTCCATTAATAAAGCATACACGACAGTAGAAAATAAAGAATTATATGCTATAGATATAGTTATTGGAAATGAATTAGACGAAGGAAAAAGCGCAGCAAATTTAGCTAATGATAGAGCTGATTGTATTGCTTTTATAGGTTCTTCATATAGTGATGTAGTAGGCAAAAAATCAGCAGTAGTAGTTGATGGATTAGTAAGAAAAATTAAAAATAATCCACCATTTATGAGAACTCAATTTGCAGCTTATTTCGGAAATTATATTAGAATTTTTGATGGATACGCTAAGAAATTTAGATGGATTAATTTGGCAGGAGATGTTGCCGGTCTTAGAGCTAATACTAATACTAATCAGGCTTCTTGGTGGGCATCTGCAGGTCTTAAAAGAGGTGTATTGAGAAATATAGATAGAATTTCGTTTAGTCCTAATCAATCTCAAAGAGACTCTTTATATTCTAATAATATAAATCCTATAGTTAATTTTCCGGGAGAAGGAAATTTAGTTTGGGGTCAAAAGACTTTAATTAATTATGCTTCATCTTTTGATAGAATTAATGTTAGAGGATTATTTAATGTTCTTGAAAGAGCAATGGCTAGAGCTGCTAAATCTCAAACTTTTGAATTTAATGATTCTTTTACTAGAAATGCTATTTTAGCAATGTTTAATCCATTCTTAAGTAGCGTTAAAGCAGGTAGAGGTGTTGAAGATTTCTTAATAGTTTGTGATGAGAGCAATAATACTAAGGATATTATTAGCCGTAATGAATTAGTTGTTGATATATACATCAAACCTAAATATGCTGCTGAGTTTATTAGATTAAACTTTAACAATGTAGGAACTCGAAGTTTCGCAACAGTTATAGGAGCTTAAATTATAGAGACCTAAGTCTCTATAATAACTCTTCAAATCTCTCTGATTCTTTAATAATAAAATTAAATCTTTTAGTTTTAAAGGAATTCTTCTCTATTAATTTTAGAGTTTGAAAATCTATTTTATAAACCTTATCATAAGGAATACAAAAAGAATTTTCAAACTCTACAGAACTAATATTCATATTTTTATCAATCCATAATTGTCCGTGCTTTGTCCTAAAAATATAGAGAGTATCCTTCACTAGCATCAAACAACTAAACAAACCTTCTATTTCAGATAGTTTTGAAAAATTAAAATTGTTTTTTTCTAAATACTTATGTATTAATAGAGTATCAAATGTTTCTTTAGAATTTAGATTATTTTGAAGAAATTTTATTCCTCTAGGAGTTATTAAACCATTATGCCATAACATAGATAAGTTGATTTCAGTAGGATGAATTCTCTTATGATCTTTTATCATTCCGCCCGTAGGAGCTTGAACGTGAGATATTTTATATCTTTCTTCAGAAATAATATTATGAGGAAATTTTCCGAATCCTTTTAATTGAGAATGTGGAACTCCATTTCTCTCTAATTCAGTATAAGAGTAACTAAAATTTCCTCTAAATTGATTTTTTTCTATTAGTTCTTCTAATTTTTCTTTCGAATAGCTTGCTACTATTGAACACATTTATTTTCCTGTTTTAATTTTTTTTCATATTTAATAATTTTTTCTAATCTATCTTTGTGAAATTTTTCTTCATCCCAACCATATAAAAATATCAAAGATTCAATAGCGTTCATTAAATCTCCTAACTCCTCTTTTAGATGTTCTTTATTAAATTTTCCTCTATTTTTCTTTGTAATTTCTTTTATAACTTCAGAACACTCTTCTATAACTTGATTGTGTTGATCTTCTCCGTTATTAAGAAAATACTTATATGCTCTTTTTTGAACTTCTCTCACTATTATTCCTTAAATAACTTTTAAATCATAACCTACTAATGTTATATCAGCTACTAACTTATCTATCTTATTCATAGATTTGCATTTTAATAATGTTTCTTTAAATCTTTCTTTAGTTTCGTTTTTTGCTGATAATTTACTTATCATAGATAAAGCTAATTTTCTTTTTGAATCTAAATTATCTATTGACCATATATCTTTTGCTAATTCTTTTGTATCTAACATCTTTCTATCCTTTTCTTTTTATAATATATTATAATATAATCTGACTTAAAGTCAGATTAAATTTTCAATTCTTTTCTTAATTTTTGTTCTGCTATAAATCTTATAAAATCCTCATCTGTATCTAATCCAACAATTTTATTATATTTAAATTTATTTTTAAAATGATAAACTTCATCCAATTGTATATCTCTGGCTTTACTTGTTATTCTTTCTTGCCATTCATTTTCTTCTTTTAGTTCTTTTATTTTTATATCTAAAATACCTTTTTTCATATATCTATTAATCTGTCTATCTGTTAGTTTTCTTAAATAACTCATCTTTTTATCCTTTTCTTCTTATATATCATAT